TGTTGGCGTTTCAGATGCGGTATTACTTGGAGTATTGGTTGGCGTTCCTGTCTGAGTCGGAGTTTGTGTTGGCGTTTCAGATGCGGTATTACTTGGAGTATTGGTTGGCGTTCCTGTCTGAGTCGGAGTTTGTGTTGGCGTTTCAGATGCGGTATTACTTGGAGTGTTAGTTGGCGTACCTGTTTGTGTTGGAGTCGGAGTTGGAGTTTCACCAGCGGTTCCACTAGGAGTGTTGGTTGGCGTAACTGTTTGTGTTGGAGTCTGAGTTGGAGTTTCAGACGCAGTATTACTTGGAGTATTGGTTGGAGTTCCTGTTTGGGTCGGAGTCTGAGTTGGAGTTTCAGATGCTGTGTTACTTGGAGTATTCGATGGAGTTACAGTTGGAGTACTCGTCTGTGTCGGAGTCGGAGTAGCGGATTCCCCAGGTGTCGGACTTGGCGTTTCAGTAATAGATGGTGTCGGGGTAGATGTAGAAGTTCCGCTATTGGTTGGAGTGTTAGTAGGTGTTGTTGTTAAAGTTTGAGTTGGAGTGTTTGTTGACGTAATTGATGGTGTTGGTGATGGACTTTCTCCAGGAGTTGGACTTGGAGTTTCAGTCGCCGTTGGAGTAAATGTATTGGTTGGTGTGACAGTATTTGTTGGAGTATTTGTTGGAGTATTGCTTGAGGTTGGGGATGCAGTTATACTTACAGTCGGAGTACTTGTGACCGTTGATGATGGTGTCTGTGACGGTGTTTGTGTTGGAGTCTCAGTATTTGTTGGTGTAGGAGAATTGGATGCGGTGTTAGTAGGCGTTTGTGTTGGTGTTGCCCCTGGAGTAGACGTTGGTGACTCAGTAATAGTAGGAGTCAACGTATTAGTTGGTGTTGGACTGCTTGTAGGAGTTTGAGTTGATGTTTGGGTTGGCGTATTTGTATTTGTTGGTGTTGGTGAATTTGTCGCCGATTGAGTAATTGAAGGAGTAGGTGTATTAGTAGGAGTTTGAGTTGGGCTTAGGGTTGGTGTAGGTGTTGGCGTTCCAGTACCACTGGAGGTCTGTGTAGGTGTCTGAGTGCTCGTTCTAGTTGGACTTGGTGATGCAGTATTAGTAGGAGTAATACTCACCGTAGGAGTCACCGTAGGAGTTATTGTTGGTGTTGGTGTTGGTGTTGATGCCGGTGGCCAATCCTCTAATGATATAATTTGAAAACTTTGTGGTGTCGCAGTGCTGTATGAGTAAATTCTGTAATAAATTGTTCTTGTCGCGCCCGCAGGGATTTGGTAATTATTTATTACCAATCCGTCGGAACATCGTGTATATGAAATTACTCTAACAACACTTGCGGTGTTTTTGATTACAAGTTTTTTACAAAGACTCACCTTTTGGAAATTATATCATATAAATACCCGTAAAATAAAAAAAGGGAGACTTTCGTCTCCCTTCTGTAGTCAATTAAGATAAATATTATCTCAATTCTCTCAAGTCGAATGTTCTAACACCGTCAACTGTTACTCTACCATAGAAACGGTTGTTAACCATCTTCTTAGCGTATCTTGTCATGATACCCTTGATAGGAGTGAAGTTGAATGGGTTATACATTGTTGGAGTCAATTGTAGAGGTACGTATGGAGCGTAAATGTAACCTGTATCCAACAAGCTAGTTCCTTTGTGTCCAATCAACACTTGGTTAGCTGGGAAGTAAGGGTCACGATACACTTGGTATCTACCTGACAAAGTACCGATTCTTTCGATACCCATGTTGTATTGGTCCTGCTCAGGAGCTGCGTTTGAAACGTGGAAGTACTCCAAGTCGTCAAAGATAGCTGAAACTTCAGAAGAAACAACAATCCAGTTAGCACCACCTCTCAAAGTTGATTTGTGGATTTGAGCTGACAATTGGTTAATTGCTGTAATCAAAGTTTGGTTCCAGTCTTTCTGAGTGTAAGGAGTAGTACCGCTAGAAGCAAGTCTCTTCCATCCGTTGTAATCCCATCTTAGGTTCCAAGCCGCACCTTTTCTCAAGTCTCTCAAGATTTCTCTATCGATTTCAGCTGCCACTTGCTCAGACAATAAAGCTGTCAATTCAGCTTCAGCGTCAATGTTGTGGAATGCCGCAACGTCTTGTGCCAATTCAGGAGACCATTGTGCTCTAAGTTTTCTTTCTGTAACAGAAACAGTTACTGACTCAAGGTCGAAAGAAACTTCACCGATTTGGTCTTCAAATTCAAGTTCTTTGTAAATTCTGTAAACACCAACGAACGCTTGGTTCAATGCTGTTGTAGACGAGAATGTAGAACCTGTGTAACCATCAGGAGATGTTTGACCACAATCGATACATACAGGAACCTGAAGGTCAACCTCCAAGTAAATTTTGCCGTTAGCATCACAAATATTGTAGTATTGACCACCTGAACCAGTTGTTGGCCAAGTAGTTGAAGCTTGTTGACCGTATTCTACGATTCCCTTACCGTATCTTTGAGTAACAACTCTGAATAAGTAAGGATTGTTGAAATTAGCAACAGTGTTAAGGTTACCAGGAACACCGAAGATGTTCAATCCTGAAAGGAATTCTTCTGTATCCATAGTGTTACCGTTAGGTCCGATAAGTTGACCAGCACCAGCGTTTGAGAAACCACTCAATACGATGATAACTTTTCTGTAGTTATCTTCAGTGTAAGCTGAAGGAACCATAAGACCGTTGTTGTTCCATGCTACAGTAGTAGTTGTAGCTGTAGTAGCTGACCACTTACCTTTTGAGTAATCGAACAAACCTGGAGGATTCAAACCAGCTTCGTTACCTTCGTAGAACAAGTCGTACAAATCCTTAGTGTATGTAGGATTGTAAGAACCAGTACCATTTGTGTAACCAGCATCAGGATTACCAGGATAGTTACCTGGAGAACCTACAGGAGCGTAGTGGTCACCAGACTGACCGAAGTAACCTAAGTCGTTTGGTGTTGTACCACCAGAGTAACCTTGGATTTTAGGTACGAAGTAGAACAATTTACCGATTGGTAAGTTCATTGCTTGTACAGATACGATATCGTTTGCAAGAAGTTTAGAGAAAACTCTTCTTACGATTGGGAAAACTACGGTCTCGAAAGAACCTGAGTCAGAAGTTGAAGAAGCTTCGTTAATCAAATATGAAGCTTGGTTTTCGTACAACTGAGCTACGTTCTCTTTCAAGTGACCACCAAGACCCTCAAGGAATCCTAATTTATCCCACTTATTTACTGTGTCTTCTTTGATAACTTTCAAGTGCTTAAGACCGATGTTACCAACTAGACCACTTTCTAATAATGCACCCATTTTAATATTGGTTTTTTTAATTTATTTATTTTTATCTGTTAATTTTTGACATGATATCCTTCATTCTTAAGAACTGTGGATTTTCATACGTTTTAGATTCAATTAAGTTTTGTGCTGAACCTGATGCTGGAGATTTATCAATCTCTTTGATAGATTCAGTTACAACACTTTGAACCTGAGTATTCAACTCATTTTTAATTGTACCATACAGATTTTTAGATTCTTTAAGACTTTCCACATCATCAAATCTTCTTAGGATATTGATTTTTTCTTGTTTTGTGGTTGTATGCTCAGTGAACAATCTAGTAGCGTATGCCAAATTTGAATTAAATACCGCAACTTCATTCAGTTTTTCTCTGAACACGTTAAGAGCCTTACGGTACTCATCGTTTTTATTTCTTAATCTTTCGACTTCTTCTTGAAGATATTCGTTTGGTATAACTTTCATTTTTGGAAGACCTTTTCTCATCGGGTAATTTCTTGTTCCATTACCTAATGTTCTTGCAGCTTCTGAATGTTCTCCTTTTTTACGAGTTTCAAAATGAGCATCGTCTCTTCTTGCTTTGGTAGTTTTCAAATCCTTACCAGCAATCTTTCCATGCTTCATTCCTTCTCTCTCGTCTTCACGAGCATCATAACCCTGCTTCTTTTTTGCTTCAGTATATTCAAACTTCTTGGGTTTCAAATTCATATTAACACCTTTAGCTGAACCTTTAGGTTCGATGACTTCTTCTTTAGTTTCCATCTTCTTACCTTCTTTGAATTCAAAATCAGGTTTACCTGTTTTAACACCTTTACCTACTACAGGTTTGGTCATCATGTCACCTTCTTTTGTTTCCATTTTCTTAGCTTTATTTGTTAATGTTGATTTTTTTGTGTGACCCATAACTGGTTTGAAACCAATAGCCTCCATCATGTCTTCTTCTTCCATGTACTCTTCGTCCATTTCCGAATCTTCCATTTCATCGTCTTCCATATCCATTTCGATTTCATAAACAACTTCATCTTCTTCCATTGAGTCTTCTTCTTCCATTTCAGATTCTTGGAAAATACTGTCCATCATCGAATCTAGCTCTTCATCAGAAATGTTTTCTTCCATCTCTTCTCCGTGCATCTCTTCATCGATAACTTCCTCATCAGACTCATCGTCACCCTCAGTTTGGATGATATACTCAACATCCTCATCGTTATCAGTAAGATGAATATCTTCATCATCCTGAGTTACAATAATTCCATCTTCATCACCCATTTTCTTGAATACTTTGAGAATTTCTTCTGTAGAAGCATTTCTAAGGTCGATTGGTTGTTCATCTTCTTCTTCATCATCCATAGAAATCTCGAAATCCATTTCATCTTCAGACTCCATGTCACCCATGTCGTCTTCAGAATCCATATCAATCATTTCTTCGGATTCATCGTCAGATTCTTCGGAATCCATGTCAATAGTCATAACATCCATTTCAGGTTGTTCGTCCATTTCCATTTCGTTAGATTCCTCTTCAGCCTCTTTCAAAGACTCTTTTACTAGTTCAGAGATTTCTTCCTTCATTGTAGAAGCAAGTATTCCTTTTGCATTTTCCGCTACTACTTGTTCCAAATTTTTCATTTGAAGTAGTGCTTCCTCAACTAATGACTTATTTTCTGCCATATTATATTGTGAATAATTTACACTATAAATATAGCCAAAACTTAAAAAATTCTTTTTTGTATTGTTATAAACCTTATAAAATTAAAAAACCCCTCTTTCGGAGGGGTTTTCTTATTCTTCAATCACTTCGTCTATTTTACTTTCGGATACTGCGGTTATTCTCCAATCGTGTTGAAAACCTGAATATCTTTTTGTGACTTTAGCTTCAACGTCAGTCACATTATATCCTCTTACAAGTTTTTCTTCTCTAATTTTTTTAATTTTCCCCGTGTTATCATCAGGTAAATCATAAGTGATTTTTGCTACAAAATATTTTTCGTCCATAATAGTTTTTTTATTTATTCAAATAATGATTCAATTTTTTCAATAAGTCAACTGAGCGGTTCAAACCTGCTGAATGAATTTCAGTTGAACGTTCTCTTTTTTCCTCTTCCAAATTTTCTTCAAAGTTATTTCTGTCTTCTGGATTGGTGAAAAGATATGCACCAGGTGTTGATGGAGATGAAACCAAATCAAAACAAATCAATTCAAAATCGTCTTGAACTTCGTTTTGTTCACCAACTTTTTTTAGAGAACCAACACCTCGGGATGATATTCCCAAAGTTACCCCTTGTCTCAGAAGATTAGCCGCTTGGTCCCCTTTGGTTGATACGACTCCTCTTTCATGGAAACCAGGTGAAGTCAGAAGTTTGAGTTTACCCATTAGAATGTGTCCATCCCACCATATCTCAGTAATCGCGTGGGATACACGGTCCAAGTCGATTAGAGAGGATTCAGGGTGATTTAACTCAGATAAAGCAACACCCTTTGCAATAGCTTTTTTGTAATTTTCGGCTTCTCTTTTTAAGATTCTTTCGGGATATACACGACCGTTTCTATTTGGTGTATTGTATTTCTGCAATACTGCGTAAAATTCAAAAGGTTTAGAATAGTCCAACATTGTCTTGTTGGATTCTTGTATCATTTTTTTATTAAACTCATGGTTCGGAGATACTAAACCTGCATCATATTCAATCAGAATTCCTTTACCAATATCGTTAGGTCCCAAAATTTTCATAAAGATATTTTAGTAATAAATATACCTTTAAGCTTCTTTTACTTTTTTCGAGATTGTAAAATCGAAATATTTGTTTTTTCTGAAATTTTCGACGTATATGTTTTTAGTTACTTTCCTAAGTGATTCTTTAAGAATGTTATCTTTGAAATCGAATTCTTTATTAGTAAAAAAAGTTATTTCTAAATTCATGAAACTTTTTTTCCCTGTAACAATTCCACTACTTCTTAAGTCTAAATCTACAATATAATTTTCTTTGAATATTTCTTTATCCAAAACTTCGTAGACAGAATTTTTTATCGTTTTAGAAAAATAAGAGACAATTCGGTCCCAATTTTCGTAATCATCTTTGGGGTCAACCCAACTTTGTAAATTTAGATAAACTGATTTAAGATTTTTTGAGTCTACTGTTCCGTAAGTAATTTTAGCTTCGGGAAACCCTGCAATACGAGAGGTTTTTCCTTTTTTCATGTGTTATTTAAGTACTACTAATTTATTTGTAGTAAAATAATAGGTATAAAAGTAATTCCGTCAAATTTTTTCTTTTTTACAAGTTATTTATACCAATAAACAATTCTATGCTTCACGTAATAGTCGAAAAGTCAAACATCGAAAAAGCCCTTAAAATTCTTAAGGGAAAAGTTATCAAAACCAAGCAATTGGACAAGTTACGTAAAAGACAACAATTCCAAAAAAAGAGCGTATCAGAACGCTCTCAACTTTTGAAAGCCAAGTACGTTCAAAGTAAAAAGGATAGTGAAAAAGATTAGTTAAGATTATTAAATAAATTATATAATCTTACGTAATTAATCTTTGAATAATTGTCTTGGGAAACTTGTTCGATAGTTTCGTTTAACTTGTTTTGAGTAAGTTCATCGTCGGATGAAATCTTTCTCAAAGCATCCACTGTTTTATTTTTCAAATCTTCAAATTCTACAGATAATTGGGTGTCTTCAGTCATCAAGACTTTAGATAAATCTTTCTTTGAGGATTCATCCAAATTCTGTATGTAATTTTCTAATTGTTTACCTGCGATATTAAAAATTGTTTCAATCGGCAAATTAATAGATTCTTTGACGTTTGTTTTTTGAATCAAGTTAGAAATAAGAATTTTTCTACTTTCTACAGACTCCAAAATTGTGGTTGGGGAAACATACACCAAATTGTCTATTGTTTGATATTGATTCTCACACACGACACTCTGTGTCCATTTAAGTAAGTTGTTAAAATTGGATTGGGACAATAATTTTTCAATTTGTCTAACTGACTCTGAAATAAACAAATCTGCGGTTTCTTTATCCAAACCTTGATTCTTATCAAGTTCAGTATATAGATGAATCAATGAACCAATATTTTTATTCTCCAAAACGAATTTTTTGAAGTTTAGAGTATCCTCTTTCAAAGTACCATTCACGTATGAAGATACCATTTTTGACTCAATTTTAGATAAAATTTCTCCGAAGTTCATTTGATATATTTTACAATAAATATATTAGTTAATTAGTTTAGACAGTCGGTCTTCTATTTCACCCAAAGAACGTCTTCCTTTATCTAAATCAATTTCCATAATTGTTCCCAAGTTTTCCGAATCATAAATAACTTTATCTTTCTTATTTTGAGATTCGGGAGTTATTTCAGCTGCGGGTACTTCTGTTGGAGCCTCCACGGGAGTTTCGGTAGGTATTTGTCCCAAACCAGCATCAATACCTGTGTCACTACTCGCAGTAGTACCTGTTGTTGAACCACCATAAAGTTTGTCAATGTTATCAAATAAACCAGTCTTGGTAATGACGTTGGGTGTGTTTTGAATTTCAGTTGCAACAGCTTTTTCAATCCTTTGTTGTTGTAAATCCAATTTGATTTCCTCGTCCGAGAAACCAATTATATGTTTTTTAGCCCATGTCTGTGATACAGGAGCAATTCCATCAACAGCTGTCACCGCATCTTTATACAACAACATTTTTTCTTTCCAAACGTCTATGGTAAGTAAGTCTGCTTGTTTAGATGGGTTAGTTAAACTTAGTTGGAATGAACCAAGTTCGTCTTCGAATCCTAATAAAAACAAATGAACGATTGCGATTTTATTTAGCTCAGCAATCATCGATTTTTGAATTCTATTGATTGTACGGGCAAAACGAATGTCTTGTAGAGATAAGTTTCTTCCATCTCCAACGACTTCTTCAAAACCCAAAAATGCTTTAGGAATTCTCAGTGCTGTCAATAACTTCTTTTGAATATATTCAATGTCAGCAATCTCCGACAAGTTTTTAGCACCATCCAAAGTTTCAATTGGGTTTGGTGCTGCTGGGTCTCTAACAGGAATAAAGAAATCTTGGTCAACAGCCATTTGATTGAATCTCATATCTACGTTTCCCGTCTGTGGGTCAACTACAGAGTCTTTTTTGAATTGTTGTGCGAATCTTTGTAGATATGGTTGAACGTCTTGGTCTTCCATATTACCCACGTACACTTTGAATACTCTTCTTTCGGGTGCTCTAGATACACGATACACTAACATCGCATCTTCTGACAAGACTAATTGTTTCCAAATTCTTCTTGCTTTTTCTAGCATAGAGGTTCCATATGGTAATTTTCTGTCATCACCCAACAATCTGAAATGAGCTATTTCCCAACTGTTAAATTCTAAGTTTTTGTTCTTCCATGTAAAAGTCAAACTTCTAGCATCCGTGGTTGACGGAGCTGCTCCAAGTCCCGAAGTTGCACGACCTCTCATACCTACTTCGATTCTTTCGATTTCAATATTTGGTAATTGTAAACAACCGACAACACCCTTGACAGGGTCCAATTTCAAGAAGACGAAATTATCACCATATTTGGAGGTGTTCCGTGTCCACATTGGGAGATTGGTGTTGATATCTAAAGCATTGTTAAATAAATCAGCCAAAATTGATTTTATACGGGGTGAGTCGGAATAGATTTGTAACATGTATCCATTTTCATCCACAGTTGTCGACTCTTCAGCATAGGTATCTAACGCGGCAGAAATCTCGGGAGTATATTCCATAGATTCGTAATCATAATATGATGCCAATCTTGTTGGTTCATAATAGATTGCTTGAGAATATAAATTATTTTCAATTTTTGCCCATTGTTGTGACAAATAATATGTTTGACGAGCTTGTAATTTTTGCTTTTCGTATTCGTCTTTATCGGTAGTTCGTAGTAAAACTTTTTTGTCGTATTGATACGTAGGAATATCTTGACCTAATAAAGAATTAGGACCGAAGGTTTGGGATAATCTCTGCCAAACTGTTAAATTTTTTTCATTTTCTGCCATCATACAAAAATTACATCAAGCCAATATTTTATCAACGCTTGCCACCGCCGAATAACCATAAATACTTTTCATAATCGC